GACTGAGGAGGTGCTGACTGTCGATACCGTATTTGACAGAAGTATTGCAATAGGGTCGGTTGTTCTGTTCGATTTGTTTCTGCTGTGCAGGTCAGATATTGACAGCTTTCAGTTGGAGTACGTGTCGGCCGGGGTGTCGGAATGTAGAGTGCGGGTCGCAGAGCTAATCAGGGAATATCCATGAGTTATGCAACTGAACAGGAAAAAACAGAGCAGCCCTCTTACGCAGAGCTGTATGAGCTTGTAGTCATGGCCGGAGATAACGAGATCGCTCACTGGACTTCGTACGGTCAAAGTGTAACGTTCCGGTCTGCTGAGTATGTACCTAGGGCGATTAAGCGGTCTGGGTTTATGTTCGACCGGACGTCGCGTGACACGAAGGTGACGGTATCCGCTACGATCATGGAGCCTACTTCGACGTATATTGCGCAGTCTCCGTACGCTCCCTGCCTGCTTACGATCTGGAGAGTGTACTTGGCAAATCCCGATACCGATTATATCAAGCTCTTTGTCGGTAAGTTAGAGTCGGTGTCTATTGATAAGTTTGTTATGTCTGCGACGTTCGCTTCGCAGTCTGGTGCATTCAGCCGATTGGTACCAAGAAACCTGTACTCGCCATGGTGCTGTCACAATTTGTTTGACGGTCATTGCAAAGTCTCCGAGCTGAATTGGAGAAGGGCGGTGACCGTAGCCGGGATAACCGGCAACGCCATCACAGTGCCGGGGATTGCAGGCTTTGCGAACCAGTTCTATAGAGCTGGGACAATGCAGTTCCATGACGAGAGGAGGCTGATTACTGATCAGACTGGGACGGTAATAACGATATTGTTTCCTTTTGGAGGGAGGCTGGCAGTCGGGTCGACCGTCCATTTGCTTCCTGGCTGTTCTGGTCACCCGGCGATATGTAAGATCCGTTTCAACAACATCGATAATTACCTAGGTTTCCCGTACATCCCGACAAAGAATGTGGTTATATGGGGATTCCGATGAGAGACGCAATAGCAAGAGAAGCACTTTCTTGGATTGGGACCCCATACAAGAAGAATTGCTGGCTGAAAGGCAGGGGAGCGGACTGTGCCATGATGGCCCAAGAGGTGTTCATCAACGTCGGGCTTATCAAAGAGCGTTTTTCCGTAGCTGATCTGGATACCGATTGGATGGTGCACGGAACCCGGGAGCTGCTGTTAGAGAAGATCCAGAAGGTGGTCAACGATAATTCATTGCTCAAGGCTCAGTTCTTGGAGCCGGAAGCGGCAATGCCCTTGCAGGTTGGAGACATCCTGATGTTCTCGCTGTTCAAGACGAGGCTTGCTCATCACGTCTCGATATTCGTGGGAGATGACATGATGGTGCACTGCGTCAGTCACGGCGTGATGAAGCAGCAGCTGAATCACATGTGGACGAAGCGGATGACGAAGGTTCTGAGATGGGAATTGGAATAGTACTCGGGATAACTGCCTTGACCCTGATAGTAGGGATCGCAGCGTACTATCTTGCCTCGTCTGCACAAGGCAACGTAGACACGAGTTTCGATAGACTGAGAAACGTGCAGATCACAGAGGTTCGAGAAGGCATTCCTATTCCGCTGATTTATGGAACATGCCGTGTTGCGGCGAACATCGTGTACTACGGGAACCTGACGTCAATTGAGCGCACTACCGAGGTTAGCGGAGGAAAGGGAGGAGGCGGAAGGTCTCAGAGGGTCAGCCAGGGGTATGATTACTATTGTGATCTGATGCAGGCGATCGGGTATGGAAAGTTGGTCTATGTAAAGCACTACACGCAGGACAAGGACAAGGATTTTGAGTATTTAGGTTCGTACTACTATAATGACGGTACGATGCCTGCGTCGCCAGACTCGATCTGGGGATCCTACACGAAGCACGAAGACCAGAATTTCGGGTCGTCGTTTACCGGAGGAACGCTCACTGGAGGGGTGGTTCTTCCCGGGTCCGTGCACATCCGATTCTCGGGAGCAGATCAGTTATTGGCGTCCTCGTGGGCCGCGTTCGATGACTCAGCCGGGAATCTGATTGGAGGGATTGCAGGAACGATCAACTACGAAACCGGAGTCATGACGGTCTCGTCACCACCGCCGAGCAGCTTGACGGCATACGTGTCTTGGGGAACAGGAATCAATATACCGCCGCGGATCCTTGAACTTTGGTTAGCCCTGCAGAAGGCGTGTTCGCCAGCTCCATCTTCGGCGCAGGTTGGCGGAGGCATGGCGTACGAGACTCCGTTGCATGGGGTAGCTTGGGCGTGGATAGGGCAGTTCTATCTGGGGCGCAACGTGACGAATGTCCCGACTGTGCATTGGGTCGTGAGGAGAGAACTAAGTACTGGGCTTCCCCACGAGAATATGGAGAATGGGAATAATCCCGCAGCTGTCATATATGACCTGTATACGAACACCCTGTATGGAGTAGGGAAGAGCCCGACGGAAATGAACTGGGCATCGTTCGTTGCGGCAAGTAACTATTACTACGCAAAAGGATACGGTATCAACTGCTGCTTTGAGTCCCAAGTAAAGGTTGAGCAGGCGCTGGAGAAGATCTTCGGTTGGGTTGGTGGTAGCGTATATGTGGATAACGAGAACCACGTAGCGATAATGGTGTTCGACGAAAACGAAGCGTCGCAGAGGACCTTCGACGAGGACGATTTTATAGAGTTTGCAATCGAACGTCCGTCCTGGAATGCGACATACAATGAGGTTAAAGGCAACTTCTACGACTCCAATGGCGATTGGGCAACGAAGTCCCTCGTGCTCAGAGATCCCGCGAATATTGCCATGCAGATGGGAGAGATTACCTCAAGAACGGTGGACCTGACTGGGTTTTCTGACTTGGAGGCTGTACAGAAGAGGCTGTGGGAGGTGCTGCGTAACTGTACATATCCAACGCTGAAGGTTAGCTTTAAGACGCTGCTGGCAACAGCAGGAAGGATTCTCCCCGGTAACGTGATAACGATAAATCACGAGGACTATGGACTGAGTGGCTTGAAGTGTCGAGTGACTGAGGCGGAGTATAACCTCGTTGACAGTATCGAGGTGTCCTACAAGGCAGAGCAGATGGTTGAAGCGGCGACCGACTTGAAGTTCGAGCCGCATGCACCGATTTCCCCAAGGTGGGACAGGTTTGACTTAGAGGCACACGATATAGTGTACCAGGCGGCCTTCGAGCTCCCGAGAACCTGGCTGTATAGAGACTCACCGAACTACGCGATTCTAGTAGAGCGTCCGTCAATGGAAGAAGGGGTCATGATATATCATTCGCTTGCGCCAACCAGCGGTTACGAACAGCTGGCAACCATTAATCGGTTCAGCCAGCACGGGCAGCTGGAAGCGAATTACCCCGCGACGACTCATCCAATTGATGACGAAGTAGGAATTCTGTATACGCCGACCATAAACTGGATGAACCCGGATGACTATACGAGGAGCAATACGTTCCAAAGAGGACGATACTTGTTGATTGGAAATGAGATCATGAAGTTCCAGTATCACGATCCATACGGAGACGGAGGCATGTACCAGATCCGTGGGATAGTGCGCGGAGTGTTCGGAACTCCAATAGAGGCACATAATGACGGGGATACGGTCTGGATCACCGATACATACGATCAGATCATACCTATCCTGACGACGTCAACGTTCTATCTGAAGGGGTATACGTTCGTCGGAGAAAACGTTAGTGATCCGACGTCTGCTCCGACCCTGACGGTAACACCGTCCCGGAAGGCCGAGACACCATGGCCGGTAAGCAAGATCGAGGCGACCCGTGATTCGTCGAATAATATCGTGGTTACCTGGTGGCCAAGGACGATAGGGTATTACGGGGCAGGGACTCGGTCTGAAGACGCGTACTCAGATACGTATCCGTTCAACTTTGATGGGGACTTTGCCCTGTCGCTGAACTACGGCGCCGAATCATTCTTGTCAGCCTGCTCGTACAGTTTTACAATGGCCGGAAGTGTAACAGTAGGAATTCGCAATAGGGTAAACGGAGTTTTCAGCTCAGCTGTGTATCTGGTGGTTGGGTCATCAGCCGGAAAGTATCAGACTGAAGTAGGACAGGTGACGTACTGATGGCGGTGTTTAGTTGGTCAAAGCTGTTTAAGATCGAGCATGCAGTACAGGGATGGACCGGCCTGTTGAACGACAATACGAATAGGCTGGACGCACTGTTTCTTCGTCTAGCCGCGCTTGGCGACTATCATAACCCGTACGGTACGCTGACACATCGGGATGTGCTGTTGTGGAACCAAGCGAACCAGCGGTGGGAGATCAGGCACTACTACGATGTGTTTCCTACTACCACGACCTCGACGTTCACTACAACATCAACTACTACCAGTTCTATCAGCTCAACTAGTTCGAGCACCTCGACCAGTTCGTCCAGCTCGACTAGTTCGACCAGTGCATCGAGTACTTTTTCAACCGGAACGACGTATACCGGATATACAACTCAGAGTACTACCAGTTCGTCCAGCTCGACTAGTTCGACCAGCTCGACCATCTCAACTAGTTCATCCAGTTCCACAACGACTGCTCCTCCGACAAAATGGAATTCGTCGGACAAAGGAAGTCTTTTGGGCCTTAGCGACGGAGACCTTACTGCGACTAGGAACGCGGGATCGGATGGCTACCAAGGCGTACGGTCAATCGTTGGAAGGTCGTCTGGAAAATGGTATTGGGAATATACCATGACGCAAGCGAGCTCAGCGAACTTTGCTGTAATTGGTGTAGGAAATTCTTCGCAGTCGCTTACGAATTATATTGGAAACTCAACAAACGGATGGGGATATTACCAGACTAATGGAAATAAAGTTTATAACGGCACAGAGACATCCTACGGTGCTTCGTTTACAACAAATGACGTAATCGGAGTCGCTCTCGATATGGACAATGGAAAAGTGTGGTTCAGAAAAAATGGAACATGGCAGAACAGCGGCGACCCGTCCGCAGGGACAGGAGAGGCGTTCTCCGGGCTTAGCGGAACGATCTATGCCATGGTGTCTATCTACTACCACGGGGATTCCATAACTGCGAACTTCGGTGCTTCTGCGTTCAGAGATTCAGCACCTTCTGGGTTCAATTCCGGGCTTTGGTAAGGAGGGTATATGAGCATCCTGACCCCATCAAACCTTGAGACGCTGAACTATAAGGCGATCTTGTGGGAGACTATCGTGAACAAGAACTTCAGCATTATCGATTACCGCCTGCAGAAGGTCGTTCGCCTTCCTGATGTTGACGTTCCGTCTAAGAAGCAGAAGGATGGGGCGCTTCTGATGTGGTCCGGAAGCAAGTGGGTCGCAGCAAAAGTGGTGACGTGATGGCGTATACAACCAAAACAACGACCGGATTGAGAGTTACTACTGCGTATGGCGCTTCGGATTGGGTGTCTGTCCATAACTATAATATGGAGCGCCTAAATAGTACTTTGCTAAAGCTCAGCGGGCTAGTGGATGTTGACGTGAGCGGGCTCTCTGCAGGGATGATTCTGGTATACTCTGCTTCTGCAGGAAAATTCGTGGCTAGGAATCCTCCTAGGGGATCGTTGGTTGTGATGGTAACGACGACGTCCACTACCACTACTAGCACCACGACTACCACTACTTAATCAACAAAACAGACAGAATCATCGAAAAGTAAGTATACTCATAACGGTGACCACGTGCACATGAGTGCAAAACCAGCGTGGAATCCCAATGAAAGGAGAGGGTCGTGAAGGTAGCTATCCTTACCAATTTCATGGAGTTTCTTCCGGGGTACTCACTAACAGGAATCGTTAAAGATCAAGCAAGGATGCTGGCAGAGTACGGGAACGAGGTTCTCCTGTTCGTCAACGACAAGTACAACGGGGAAACCTTCAGCGAGGATGTGCGTCTCTGCAAGAGGATTCCCTTTGCCCATCTGAAAGACTACCGTTCCCAGAATGACATTATCCCCGAGCATCGGGAGATCATCAAGAAGACCACCGAGATCCTGGTGGAGGATCTGAAGGATGCGGATGTGGCCTTCACTCATGACTTCGTTTTCACCGGGTGGTTCATCTTGTATGGCTTGGCCTGCATGGAGGCGTCCAAGCAGCTTCCTAATCTCCGGTGGATGCACTGGATCCATTCAGTTCCTACGGCCGGGTCCGACTTCTGGAATATTCAGAAATACGGGAATGCCCACAAGCTCATCTACCCGAATGAGTCGGACAAGATTCGGGTGGCAGAGCAGTTCCGCGGAACAGTAAACCATGTAAGGATCATCCCCCACATTAAGGACCTCCGGTCTTGGTTTGATTTCGACCCAGAGACCTGCGACTTCATCAAGCAGTATCCCGGAGTCATGCAGGCCGATGTCGTCCAGGTCTACCCCGCCTCCGTCGACCGGCTAGGGGCCAAGAGAGTAGCAGAGGTCATCCGTATCTTCTCCGAGATCAAGGCTCAGTTCGGCCTCAGCGTTTGCCTAGTCCTGGCTAACCAGTGGGCGACCGGCCGGCGCCAGAAAGAGGACATCAATCAGTACAAGAAGCTGGCAGCTGGGCTGGGCCTGGAGGTTGACAAGGAGGTCGTGTTTTCTTCCGACTTCAAGACCCCTAAATACGATGTCGGCCTCCCGAAGACCATCCTCCGGGAGCTGATGCTGTGCGCGAACCTGTTCATTTTCCCAACCAGGGAAGAATCTTTCGGCCTCGTCCTTCCTGAAGCGGTTCTGTCTGGAGGTCCCTTCTGCGTCCTCAATAAGTCCCTTACCATGCAGCTCGAAATCTCCGGATATAACGCCATGTATTTTGATTTCGGCTCGTACCATATGGACGTACATCACGAGGACGAGAAGAAGTGGATTCGTGATGTAGCAACCATCATTTACGGAAGGATGCGGCAAAACGAAGGTATCCTTCTCAGGACATACGTCCGCCAGCGATATAACTGGAACCATCTGTATCAGAAGTATTATCTTCCTATCATGATGGAGTCCAGGAGCTGGGTATGAGGCTGATTTATCTCTATACCCACGACGGCTCTGCTGAATACGGCTATCCGTTCGACCTGCAGAACCCTCCTACCACAGAGAACTACTTTGCCAAATCTTTCTATACGGAGGGGACGTACTTTCTCTTTAAGCGTATGCTGGAGGAGAAGATCGTCGACAGTATCACCGTATTTATCGAGGCTGTCAGGAGCCCCGGAATATGCAGGGATTTAGGCCCCTCCATGCCTCTGTATGTGGTTCCCAGCGTTTCCTCTGTCGCGGGATATCTTCGCCCCGGGGACATCATCTATGTACGAGGAGGGTTTCGATCGTGGTTTTCTCTTCTCGATAGGGTTCAGAACGATCATTGGATTCTTTTCTACGGGGCGGCCACCCAGCGATGGAGATGGCTATTCTGGGATGTAGTATTCGATGACTTGAATGATACCACCTATCTCGACTCGAAAGAGCGCCTTCACCTCGCATTTCAAAAACCCACCAATCCTGACCTGTTCCGGCCTATCGAGAAGGATAAGCGGTACGACATCTGTATTGGGGCCAGCCACATTCACGACAAGAAGGGACAGTGGAGGACGGTAAACGCCCTGGTGGAGTATCGGAGAAGGTTTCTAAGGGACCTTGACTGTATCATGCCCGGAAGGTTTTTCAAGGGAGAGCACACCAACCAGATTCCGAAAGTCATAGAAGACAATGAGCTCGACAGGATTGAGTTTCCTGGAATGCTGCAAAGGACCGACATGGCGGAGGTATACAGTAGGTGCAAGCTGTACGTCCACCTGGCCACCGCTGGACAGAATGATCGGGGCCCATTAGAGGCGATGCGGTGCGGAACTCCCTCGATGATCGGATTTCCTCGGTATCATCCTCCCGTTCTTGGGAAGACCCCAGGAATATCGGAAACAGCAAAGAATCCAGATGATCCGGTGCAGACGGCAATCGACATCCACGAGATGCTGAACCGGTTGGCTACGAAGGAGGAGGTTTTTAAGTTTCACGAGGAAAAGATGGGCATAGAGTCGGTAATTCTCCCTTTCATGGACCGACTGTTTTCTTTTCTGCGGAGAAGCCCGAACAAGGATCGCCCTTCTCTGTGGAAGGAGTATCTATCATGCTGAAGAGCCTTCCCTTATTCGAGGACAGAGTCTTTGCTGCTGGAGTAAAGAAGGAGTGTCTCGGAAAGGTAGAGCGAATCTCTGTTCGAGAAGGGAAACTTTTTAACAGCCGGTTCGGGGTGCTCATGGGCAGGGTCATCGAGTCACCAGAAGTCTTTGCCGTGGACTACTACGGGTACGTGAAGAAAACCCGTGGATTTTACAGAATGGTGGAGAGTATCTCTGGATCGACCAAAGGACAGGTAAAGTGCGTAGAGGTTCCCGTTATTCATTTTGCAGCTCTTCGGGTGGAGAAGATAGCGAAGCTGGCTCCTGATCTTGTTGCTGAATTTCCTTCCCTGAAAAAGGAGATACTGGATGCGAGAGGGTTCAAGCATAAATACGAAGTGTGATATTGCGGTGGTGATGCCTGTTACCCAGTGCATGCTGGCAGCAAGCCTTATGGTTGACATGGATATAGGGACGTACAGGCCTTCCAAGGTAATCATAATTGATGATTCCGATACCGGATTTGCTCCTCCTGTAGTGGGATATGAGGTGGACTATACCAGGATCAGCGAGTGGAAAGGAGTCAACTACTACTGGAATATTGGTGTAGCCAAGGCAAAGAGCTTTGAGTTCACCTGCATTATCAACGATGACATGACTATCCATAAGTACTTCTTTGAGATGGCCGTGAAGGCTCTGACCCGTGATCCAAAGGCTGCCTGTGCTTGTCCTTTCCTGGTTCCTTCGCTCAAGGAAGTGAAGGGAGGGGGAAGGATTCAGACGGCTATCATGATGCGAAGGGAGGGAGGGGCTTTTACATTCAAGAATAGCGTACTGAGAAAGATACCTCCGATTCCTCCAGAGCTTACTATGTTTTTCGGAGATGATTGGTTCTACGAGTGGTCCAAGAAACTTGGATACCACTGGATCAAGGTAGTTAATAGCTGCATCTACCACCACGGGAGTCTCGGAGTCCGGCAGAGGGAATTGCGTAAGCTTCTAGAGCCGGAGAGGGTGAAGTGGGAGAGGCTGGTGATGCAGTATAATCTTCCGTACAGGAAACTCTGATGGAGATCAATACCCGGTTCTTTAGTGGAAAGAGAATTTTTATTACCGGAGGTACTGGAAGCTTTGGAACGAAGATCCTTAAGCGGCTACTTCCTCTTGGAGTAGAGAAGGTATACGTCTACAGCCGAGACGAGAAGAAGCAATACGAGATGCGGGATCAGTTTACGGACTGTCGCGTATCTTTTATCGTGGGGGACGTCAGAGACTATGCTCGTCTGCATTCTGCCATGCTGGGAAAGGCCATTGATGTCGTATATCATGCAGCGGCCCTCAAGCAGGTTCCCCAGTGTGAGGATCATCCTTACGAGGCAGTTCTTACGAACATCTGTGGGGCCCAGAACGTAAAGACAGCAGCCATACAGAATAATGTTGGGACTGTGGTGGCTATCAGTACCGACAAGGCCGTGAAGCCGGTGAACGTCATGGGCATGACCAAGGCAGTTCAGGAGAGAATTTTCCTGTCAGACAGCCCTATGCGTACTCGGTTTGCCTGTGTCCGGTACGGAAACGTGCTCGGCAGCAGAGGGAGCGTTGTTCCTTATTTTAAGAAAAAGATCAGAGACTTAGAAACAATCCCCATAACAGATATAGAAATGACCCGGTTTATGCTGACCTTGGATGAGGCCATAGACTTAGTATTCCTGGCAACGACTGGAATAGAGAGGAATGTGGTCTATATCAAGAAGATGCCGGCCTGCAAGATCGTAGATCTTGCTGCAGTGATGGTTGCCGTGGCCAGCTTCTCGGGCTCCTATCCTGTGAAGGTGATCGGGGTGAGGCCGGGAGAGAAGATTCACGAAGTACTGATTTCCGAGGAAGAGATGGTACGCACCACCGAATTTCCTGACTACTACATTATCCATCCTCATCCGTTTTCTTCCGATACGAGAGGAGAGTACACTTCGAGCGGAGCGCACAGAATGAGCATCAACGAGATTCAGGAAATGCTTCACAAGGAGGGATGGGTATGAAAGTTCTGGTGCTTGGTGCCACCGGAATGCTGGGACATGTCGTGCACTCCTACCTCTCAAAGAAGACGGTGAGGGTCTATGGATCGTCTAGGAAGCCCCAGGACAAGCTGCCTGTCTATTGTGACCTTTTGAAGGCCGACACTATCGAGTCAGCGGTAGAGCTTGGGTGCTGGGATGTGGTCATCAACTGTGCCGGGATTGTTACCAGGCTCGTTCCGAGCGTTTCTACATTCGATCTTCTGGCAGTAAACGGGGTGGCCCCTCACCTGATTAACGAAGCCTGCATTCGGTCAGGAGCAAGATTAATCCATATCAGTACGGACTGTGTCTTTTCCGGGAAGAAGGGAATGTATGAGGAGTCGGATATTCCAGATGCGGAGGACCTGTATGGGAAATCCAAGAGCTACGGGGAGGTCCGATCGCCAGGGCTGACCATTCGGACATCCATCATCGGACCCGAGATTTCTGAGGAAAAGAAGGGACTGTTCGAGTGGTTCAGGAAACAGACTTCCTGTTTTGGTTTTACGAATCACATTTGGTCGGGAGTTACTACCCTTCAGTTGGCCAGAACTATCTATTCCCTGATGTTACGCCCTGAGATGCCCCGGGGAATCCTCCACGTCCACTCGAAACCGATCAGCAAGTTTGATCTTTTGGTGGCAATAAACGAGGAATTTAATCTTGGAATAGAGGTGGTTCCTATCTCTCTTCCGAACGGTCACGACAAGAGCCTCATCAGCCATCGAGGGGATCTAGGAGTGCCAGATATACGAAAACAACTAAGGGACCTGAATGAGTGGATGAAGGGATGAAAGAACTGGAAGACATCTATCGGGAGGCCTTTTTTCGGCGGCGCAAGAGCCTTCTCTGGAGAGTGCCGTGGGTGTGTGGGGCCGTCATGAAGGCTCTTCGGCCGAAAACTCTCGTGGATGTGGGATGCGGGATAGGGGATTATGTTAAGGGGTTTCTTGATCTTGGGGTAGTTGCAAGGGGGATCGAGGGGTCTTCGTGTGCAAGACCCTATCTAGTATGCCCCGCAGAGAGCGTAACATTTCAGGACTTACGGCTTCCCTTTGCACATCAGAGGATGGATGTCTGTCTCTGTTTTGAGGTGGTCGAGCACATCGAGAAGGAGTATGACGACATTCTTGTAGCGAATCTCTGCGGCATGTCCGATGTGCTGGTCCTATCCATCGCTGTACCTGGACAGAAGGGGCACTACCACGTGAATCTTCAACAGGAGGGTTACTGGGACGCGAAGTTTTCTGAGAGATGCTATGCTCGAGACCATAAGCTGGAGCGCCGGCTGAGGGAGTACTGGGATCCAGTTAAAGATTGCAAGACATTCAGAAGCTACTACCACAATCTTCGATGCTATAGAAGCGGTCGCTGATGCTTTCTGGTACTGGGCCCGTATAAGGGGCGTTTTATTTGGGAGACAACGGGGGCTCGAGTTCAGTACGTTCCCATAGACTAGGCTTTTCCTCGCTATCTTCAGGAGAACCAAGAGAAATTTCGGCATATGATTCGGCAGGTATGAAGATCGATGTGACTATTACGGCCTGTCTGAGGCCAGAGATTCTCGAGACGACATTAAGGTCGTTCTTTGATGGGATGTTTCGTGCACATGAGTGCAGGCTCATTATCAATGTCGACCCGGTAGGGCTGGATGTTCCTCAGAAATCCGTGGTTGACGTCTGCCGCTCCTATTCTCCTGTTGTAGTTTCTCGGACTCCTAGCGAGCCAAGCTTTCCGGTGGCCTTTAAGTGGGTATGGATGCAGGTCGAGGCTCCCTATGTTTTTCATCTGGAGGACGATTGGGAGCTGCTTTCCCCAGTCAGCTTATCGAAAATGGTGGAATTGATGGAGAGCGAGCCTGATCTTGCTGTCCTTCGGCTTCCTCGATGGCGAACGGAGACCCTAACATCGAAGAACTGGGGACACTTTTACCCCTGGAACGGCCGATTTTTTGAATGTCCGGAGGGAAGGAAAGCAGAACTAGGATTCTGTGGGCATCCCTCTCTGATACGGGGAGATTTCGTGAAAAAGACAACCCCGTATCTCGACGAAGGGAAGAATCCAGAAAAGCAGTTTCACTACAATTACAAGATAGTCGAAGTTGTCAAGAAATATAGGTACGGTGTATACGCTACGCAGAATTCTCCCCCGATAATAAGGGAAATAGGAGAGCAGTGGAAGATAGCGAACGGATGGATAAAACAAGGGAATCGGGCTCATTTTGTTAAGTGGACCAGGAGTCAGTCATGAAGCTTGGAATCATCGGATGTGGGTTTGTTGGAGGAGCGGTTGCGCAAGGGTTCTCGCTTCATGCGGATCTGAAGATCTATGACAAGGCCAAAGCCTTTGATTCTCTTGAGGAAACGATAAATCAGGACATCCTGTTTCTGTGTCTCCCTACTCCTATGAGGAGAAACGGAGAGCAGAACCTCGATATACTGGATGAGGTGATCTCCGGTATCAATGATCTGGCCGAAGAAACAAAGATCATCGTTATCAAGTCAACGGTAGTACCTGGAACCACTCGAAAATACGCAGAGAAGTATCCAAAGCATCAATTCGTGATGAACCCTGAGTTCTTAACTGCCCGATCAGCCCGCCTCGATTTTATCAATTCGTCCCGGATCGTTATAGGAGCAGAGAGAGTAACTTCCCTATCCGGCCATGCTGTGGCAGCCCTTTACCGGAAAAGATTCCCCAGCACCCCTATCTTTCCCACCACCTGGGAGGGAGCAGAGCTTATAAAGTACATGGCTAATTGTTTCTTTGCACTCAAGATCACCTATATGAATGAGATTTACGATGTCTGTCAGAGCCTTGGCCTGGACTATGACCAGCTTAAGGCCATGTTTGTTGCAGACGGCCGCATCGGGAACTCGCATCTGGACGTTCCCGGCTTCGACGGTGACCGAGGGTTCGGAGGGACTTGCTTTCCGAAGGATACGAGTGCTTTTGCCCTGTGGGCAAGGAGGAACGGGACTCCTGTGAAGACCGTGGAACTCGCCTTCGAGTATAATAAGCAGATTCGAAAGAAAATCGACTGGGAGGAGACCGATTAATTTATGTTACAGAGGGAAATCACCAAGGGAAAACTGTCTGTGATCATTCCCTTCGTCAACGAGTATCCGCAGATTGCTTTTACGGTTCAGAGCATATTCTGCGAGCTTGAGGGCAGAGCAGATTTTGAGATCATCTGCGTGGATAACTTCCACAAGGAGACTATGGAGAGCCAGAAACGGGTCGAGGATAGAGGCTTCGAGTATATGAGTGGCCTCTCGAAAACAAACCAGTGGCTGATCGTCGATCGCTATGACAAGAAGCTGTCGCATTGGCAGGCTAAGAATCACGCGGTATCGCTCTCTTCAGGGGAGTTTCTGTGGTTCTGTGACTCTCATTGCGTCCCTTCCAGAGATTCTGTGTATCCTATGTTCGAGTATTATCGTGCTCACCATCATGACCTTCATGGCACTTTGCATCTTCCTCTGTCATACATGCTGGATCGAAGAGGGAGAGAGCTCATTTATAAACTTGTCACTGATCTGGAAAAAGCGGTTGTTCACTATTCCTTCACAGAATATCGACATTATCCTCAAGATAAGGTCGTCCAAGTTCCGTGCATGTCTACCTGTGGAATGATGATGTCTCGTGAGATATTCGACGAGCTGGGCGGGTGGCCTACAGAACTAGGAGTGTATGGAGGGGGAGAGAATTTTATAAACTTCACCTTGGCGGTTCTCGGGTATTCCATAAATATCTTTCCCTCTCCTCCTCTGTACCACTACGCCGCTCCACGAGGATATAACTGGTGGTACGACGATTTTCATAGAAACCGTTGCATCTCCTCCTATATGTACGGAGGAGAAGAGTTCGCGAAGCTCTACATGAAGTTTGTAAAAGGCAAACAGGAGATCTTGATGAGGATATATGAGGAGGTCATAGAAAAATGCCGTCCTCATCGGATGTTTCTGGAGCCTAAGATAAAGCTATCTATAGAGGAGTGGGTTCGTAGATGGGCTAAGTCTTAAACGGAGGACTCATGGAATGAAGAAGAGACTGCTAAACTACTTGATGCACGTATTTATGCCTGTATTGCCTCTGGTAGTTTTTATATCTTGCTATCGGCATGGAGAGGCTCCTGTGGAGAAGGAGATCACAAGCAAGGTTCATGTAGGAGGGTACGTTCTTGATTTAACTTTTGGCCCTCTAGCTACCGCCATTGCAGTACCAATAATCGTGTGGATGGTAACTTTCTTTGTGAAGAGGGCTATTCTGAAGGCCGATTCCGATAAGGAGAAGAAGAAGCAGGCAGAGCTTGAGGAGAAGAAAAAGCTGTCCGAAGAAAAGAGGAAAAGGGAAGAAGAACGACACATGGCCGTCATGGCCGAAATAGGCAAGACAAACAAAACTATGAGGGAGTTTTGCGACGTCTTCTATCAGCACGGGCATACGATAAAGAATAACGGCGGTCAGTTCGAGACCGGAGACATCATCATCAAGAGAAAGAATGCCGCAGGAGGTGTGTGATGGGAGAGCTGGCCGAAAAACAGATGGCGTTTACGCAGAATTTGGCGAAACTCATTCAATTCATCAAGTCGAAAGGGTACGAGTGTGCGTTGAAGGAAGTCTATCGTCCCCCTAAAATGGCCGAATGGTATGCCAAGATGGGACTAGGAACCCCGAACAGCTTACACTGTGCAGGGTTGGCGGCTGACCTGGCAATTTTCCTCGACGGCAAGTATCTGACTCTGACCAA